CTCAAAATTGCTTTTATAGCAATGAAGCACCCACCCACGAATGTGTCTTAGAGGAACAATTATAAAAACCTCTCTCCATTAGTATCATATACTACAATTTCTTTAAGTTGGTTTTGTGCGGATTTAGACCGTTGAACATTCAAAATGGAACAATTTGTGTGTTCAACAACCAGATACCACCCAGCAATTTGTAATAACGCCCGAAGGGCGTTCCATTTCAAATGTGCGGCGGTATAAATCTTCAAATGTGTATAATAATTACAAATAAGGAAGAAGTCCAAAAAATAAAAGATTATTTAAACCCTTGAAGAATTACACCCTTGAAGATTAAAAACGCCGTCTTCGCAGAGAGAGTAATCTCACAAATATATTTACAATGTCCAATATAAATTTCAAACTGGATTCAGGATAATTTGCATATTTCCTACATTGTTCCGCTTCTTCAAACATGAGTTGTGTATCATATGAAATAAATAATGAAAATAAAGTAATAACAAAATAGCCAATATAACGATGGATATTAGCAGGATATCCTTGTTTGATAAAAATAAAATATAACTCAATTAAGATGACCATAATAAGTGCTACAAGTAAGCCTGGAAACATAAAGTGCCTGGTTTTTTGAAAAAAGGTAGGAAACAAGTAAACAAGAGCAGACATAATGACAAATATTGAAAATGTAAAGTATAAAGCCATATGAATCATAGAATCACTACTCATAGATGTAATAGGTATTATCATGAAGGATAAAGCTGTTAAGAATACAAACCATACAATATGATTGATAGCTATACCACTCTGTGTTTTTGGTTTATTCATAGTAATATATAGGATTGCCGCAATACTTACCAAGAATGGTATAAATACATGAAGGCGGTATGAGCTAAACTTATTGATATTAAAATAGATGTAACACATACTTAATCCTAAATATAAATACGTATTAGTGACATAATTTTCACAAGTGGGAAATCCATTTTTAAACGCATAGATGTTAATTGCATACATAATTAACAAGAAAAAGAGAAAGATTGAATAATGAATTTTGTAGGTTTCACTCATAATATAATATAACAAAATCTTTTGTTATACCATTTTTGATTATGTAAAAAAAGTGTATTTAGTTATAAATTACAAGGAAAGGGCTATCTAAAGAAAGACATCGTATTGGCGTTCAGATCTGGTTCGTAATACCCAACGTTTACATTGATATGTGATACTATGTTCGCGAAGTAGATTATTGGAGTATTCTGAAAGAGCTTGAATTTCTTTAAACAATGCGTTAATAGCATGAACAGCTGAAAGAAATATAGGGTGAATGACGTGAATGACTTCATCAATGTTGAGTGTAGAGGTGTTAATGTTATTGATAGGGCTAAGGGCTTCAATCATACGGAAAATGATGTCAGTTACGCCTTGATGTTGAAGTTGAATAACATTAAAGATGTCTTGTTTTTTAGCAGTGGCTTTATTATTTTTATGAATGATAGAAGCAAATTTTTTGTCATCGTATTCTTTCGTGATAAATTTAACTCTGGCATCTTGATTAACATCTTGATTATTGACCAGAAATCGTGGACCACAAACTTCATGTAAATGAATAGTATTGCGTATAATTTTTAAAACACCATCTTTGGTGATAAGGAGGGGCATAGAATCATCTGTGGATAAAGTATTGCTATAGGTTCTAAGTTTATTAAAGCCTATGGTAATATTACGGGCAGTGTTATAGTCTGCAATATCACGTCCACATTCAAAATCCCCCACATTACGAGGAGCTCTACCGCCGCCATTTTGACGCTGCCATTCATAATAGTGTGGGTTATGTACACGGTTTTCAATAGTTCCCCTCTTCCAACTGAAGCCCGTGTGGCATTGAGTACACCACATTTGGTCGCATCCCTCAATCTTGTGAATAGGAGTAGAGCATTTGGGGCAAGGTTTGGTATCCTTTGAAAGAAGTTGGGCTGTGGCTAAAGTATCGGGGTCGCAAGTGTGTTCTGCGTCACGCGTATCTCCTTTGATAACATGGCATTCGTGGCAAGCCCATTTTTCGCAAAGCCCACATTTCCACTGGGTGCTTAGATAACCGCGGCATTCGGGGTCGGGACATCTACGTCCATTAGAAACGGATTTTTCAGCAACGATACCTCCATTAATTAGTTGGCCCTGAAGACGCCATTTTTGTGAATTCAGAGTGTCTACTTGTTGTTGAAGTTGTGCAATTTCGGCTCTAACCGCGTCTTTTGCTTTTAGGTCGGCAATGACCCCCATAGTAGCGGGGAACAAAGCTTTTTCTTTCTCAACCCCCACTTTGGCGTTCATGTCTTTCCAACTGTTGCTGACCCAAGTTTTAGAGAATGTATTGACCACAAATTTGCGAGTCCATTCCTTTTGGCAATCAATGTTCATGCAGATAGACGATTCTTGGTCAAGGACATAGCGTTGACAACATGTAGAACATGCAATAAATTCACAAAATTCACAAGTAATAGGGACTCGTTTAGAGCCGTTGAAATCTTCGGCACAAATGAGGCAAGTGTTTTCCATATTGAATAAAGTAGTTGTATATATACCCCTTAGATTATAGGTCTTTCTTTATCAATTTTTTACAAACAGGTTGTCTAATCTTGTATATTTGTTGCTTTTCATAAAAACCCAAATAGATAGTGCAATTGTAAATATTCAAACCAATATAAAGATTTGTATACAGTAAAATATATTAATATATTAATGGATTCTTATGGAGAACCCGAACTATTAGATATGACTGAATACGATAAATACGATATTTACATGCATTTAACCGAAAAGGCCACCACCTATTTGCGTGAAAAACTGTCAACCTTAGATAAAGAAACATGGAATAATGAATGTGCAGGTGGGGTATATATAGATAAAAAAATAGTTGTGTTTGAAATACCGAATAAACAAATGACGCATTGCCAACAAATAATATTGAAGGAAGCAGATGGAGATTTTCGTATTTTTTATGCGAAAGAAGATATAACATTTGATCTGGATGTGCTATTTATGAAAATAAGGGTCGGGGGAATAAAAATGGAGGATTGTCCAAGTGCATTTCTAAAAAAAGAGGTAAGGTTGTTTAGTTACGATGACGACATTGGAATTGATTTTGGGTGAAATACTTATTCATATGAGAGTGAAACAGACTTGGGCTTGATTGAATCACATTTGATATAAATGAACCAATTCTGCTCGTCCCATAGAGTTTTGTCTGGCAGTGTTCATGCTATTAGAATAATCTAGTTGTTGAAACCGTGAAATAAGTACATCTGTATCAATATTAGATGAAAACCAATGCCAACTTTTAGGTCTAAGACCTGATAATCCCGTTATTTTAATTTCTCCAATTTTTCCACCATAGGCTCTCATAGCAAAATCAGCATCATTCGGTGGTGTTGGTTGTCCATTATCATCAATGGGTCCAAATGATAAAAATGTCCAATCATCGTGTTTGGTAGGTAATTCTACAAATAGACGTTGTTCAGAACGCCTTTCCCATATTTGAAAACAACATTTAACAGCCATCGGTGGAGAAAAACAACAAGGTTTATTTGGTATTTCATTGTCGTGTACCAAATGAAACGATTTATCCAGTTTGTTTTGAACACTAACTTTTCTAAAAGTTCTTGGAATAATAAATGCAATAATGTCTGCCCACTGTGCAGCATGATTAAAGAATTTGATAGCCAATGAGGAATTTTTACCGAATGGAGGATTACCAATAACAGCTATGTGTGTTTTACCAGATGGAGGATAATAATCAAAGAAATCTTGTTGAATAATAGCAGGGTGTTGAGGAGCAAGGTCAATACCGACTTTACTTGTATGTATAATTTGATTAAAGAAACTGCCGTTACCTGCACTTGGTTCAACTACAATGTCGTAATTATTGAGATTATATGTTTGGTTCATTGTATCAATACATTGTTTGGCACAATCTGGTAATGTATAAAACTGGTCTAACCCTGTTTCACGAACAATATTTACATCAGTATGTACAATACTATTTTGTAGTGGTTTACTATTCATATAATTAATAGTTTCGTTTGTCTATTAATTATATAATAATAATTTTAAATCAATTTTATTATCTAATTGCGTATTCTTAAGAACGAATTATCATCTAAACCAGTGTTTTATACCGCCGCACATTTGAAATGGAACGCCCTTCGGGCGTTATTACAAATTGCTGGGTGGTATCTGGTTGTTGAACACACAAATTGTTCCATTTTGAATATTCAACGGTCTAAATGATAAATGTAAAAAATTGAGAATTTTGGAATACTTATTCCCCGATACCAACTACACAACTACAAATTGAAGAATTTACAGTATGATTACCCCCGAAACAAACACTGACCACTTGATGGAAAACACGAATAATTTCTTGCCGGAATTAGAAGAAGCAAATAAGAAATTAGAAGAAGAAAAAATAAAAAATGAATACTTATCCGCTCAAATAAACATTCATACGAATAGCCATAATATAGGCGAAAAAGATGAAGTATTATCAATATTAAAATTATTCTATTATAATAAGTCAAACCAATATGATAAATTAATTGAAATATTCGGCGATGAAGCATGTGAAGGTATATCCATTATAGACGAAACCGGATGTGTAATAACAGATATAAATAAAATTAACAAAGCAAAGGGTTGTTTAAAGGCTGATGTTATTATAAAAATGAACAAAACAACTAAAATATATACCGCATCTATAAAATCTAAAAATGGTGCAAATCCAACAATACTTAATCATACACCCCGAAGTGCAAAAATATTTATTACAGGATGTTTAAATAAATGTATCCCATCAATCGATATATTGATGCAAGAATATATAGATAAACGAACCCAAAAAATTATTGGAGAAGATATACAATTAAATACGTTAGAATGTATGAAGGATAGTTCAATTATAAGTGATGTAACAGAATTATTATCATACTTTGTATTTGATGGAACCGGTAAAGGAGATAGTAGTTGTAAGGCTAATTCAATATTATATTATGAAAAAAACAATATTAGTTTTATCAAATGTTGTGAGGTAGAAGAAAAAATGAAGTATATTGAGTCAATTATAAATAGTTGTATTATATCATTGAGAGACAAAGGGATGCCTAAGACAATCACGGATAATTGTAATCCTTGGGTATTTAAAGATTGTCAAGAGAATGATAATATTAAGTATAAAGGAAGCTTACACATTAGATTGAAATGATGTATGTTTAATAAGTTGTTTGCCAATTATTTCAGTAAATATAGTAGGAATTGTATTTCCTAACAACTTCCATTTTTCATTTTTATTTCCAATTAAATTATAATTATGAAAACCTTGTAGTTTTAGTCCATCGTCAAACGTAAGTCTATATTCTTTATCATCAACCCAATAACCGTCCCAATTATGTCTGTCATCAATAGGAGAATGTTTACCACCGCATCTTAATGTATAAGCAATATCTTTCTTAAAGTTTTGTCCAAGATACTCGGTAAGTGTAGTGTTTTTCTTATACTCATGTAAATTAAAGAAATCGTCCAAATTATGAACCTCTATATTTTTAAATCCAATTATAAATAATCTTTTTCTCATTTGTGGTATTCCATAATCACTACATTTTAATACATTATGTACTACATTATATCCTTCATTTTCTAATGCAGTTTTAATGGTTGTAAAACTATTTCCATTATCGTGATTTAATAGGGCTTGAACATTTTCCAGAATTACAATTTTTGGAATATTATGTTTAACAAATCGCATCACTTGTGAAAACATGGTACCTCTACTATCCTCAAACCCTTTATGTTGACCTGCCTGTGAGAAGGGTTGGCAAGGAAATCCCGCACATAGTATATCATAAGGTTCAATAGTAGATGGATCTATTTCACATATATCATCTAAAACGTCCATACCATAATTTTCTTTATACGTATTCTTTGCAGATTCACAAATATCTGATGCCATAACACATTTAAATCCTAATTTTTCAAATGAATAATGGAAAGAACCAATACCACAGAACAAATCTATAAATTTCACTTGTTGTATTTGTTGTTCTGTTTTAAATTCATTTATAATATTCAATTTAACCATATTAGATTGTTGTTTACTATATATATAATTTTGATTTTAAATCAATTTTATTATCTAATTGCGTATTCTTGAGAACGTTTTAACGTCTAAAACGTCGTATTTTAGATGATAAAAATGTAAAAAATTGATAAAATCCTACGGTCGTACTCATTATCAACTATTCAACAAACTATTAAAGTACAGTATGATATCCCCCGAATTCTTTGAAGTAATCAGGACAAGGTTATGCCCTGAACTAAAGCGGTATATATTTCAGTATATTGACATTGAAACTCGTATCCAAATGCTATTAGAAAAACGCCCGTATTTCATAACTGGTTCAACCCGTCTACTAATTGCAAACCAAAAAAATCCCCTATACTCTCTATTAAATAGTTATCAATTAGCAACAATCTATAAAGAGGGTTGGCTTAAACAACTGTTTGATCTTAAAAGCACCAAATGGTATGCTAAACCCGAATTGACAAGAGTATGTCCAAGTGATCTGATTATTACGCCATTGTTTGGAAATGGAGCAATAAATCTTGGAGTAGTGCGTGAAAAAGATTACTTACACCCAGTTATAACAACGTTAACACAATTTCGTAGAAATATTAAAATGAACGCTAATGCATTTAGTCGTGGGTGGTCTGCAAATAATGAGAAATCTATACCAACGGCAGCCTTATCATTATTATTGAATATCAATGCATTTGATATTGATATTAACTATTACTTGAGAAAGAAAGGATTTAGATTATTGATAGCAATGATAAAACTCATCGATAGAACCCAATACAAGAATGACAAACAAAATAAAAAGTGGCAAGAGATTCAAAACAGAGAATGTATGGAACGTGAAGATCAATTATCTAAAGCCGTAGCGAAAAAACAAGCAGTTATCGCAGCAAAGCAAGAGAAAGCCGTAGCGAAAGCAACGAAAAAACAAGCAGTTATCGCAGCAAAGCAAGAGAAAGCCGTAGCGAAAGCAGCGAAAGCAGCGAAAAAACAAGCAGTTACTCTCGAAAAACAAGATAAAGCAGAAAAAGAACGAGTAATTCAACAGCGTAGATATAAGTTAAATATAATAGCATAGATGTAAGGTAATAACAAGAGTTTTTTTACTCATGTGTTCCCCCCATTAAAATGCATGTTAAACTGAATATCCCATTGTTCCAAGAGTTCCAATGAAATATCAGGAAGAAGAGGGTGTGCTTCCCAAAAATATCGGCAAAATGCCCAACAGAATTCAAAAGAGTCACTATACAATGATTTATAATGTTGTGTCAAGAAAGTATTAATATTTAATGGTAAATTATGCAAAGATGACGATGGTAATACATAAGATAATTGTACATATGGACTAAACGGTTGATGTGGTTTATTGGACGAAGTAGTTTTATCATGAATAAATTCAGTGTTAAAATGTGGTATATATTTCCGCAAATCAGCAAAAAGTGGTGGATAATGATAATTATATTTCCATTTCCAATGTGGGCAACCATTTGAATAATATTTAAAAACCCATTCAAGTCCCTCCATATAATTTGTACAAATGTCTCGTATATTCGTAGTGGATTGTGGTCCTCCAAATAAAACTTTATAATATCGTTCATTCCAATTGGCATCACTTGGGCATATATATAATTCATCACCCCTATAAATAACAGGAATATTCTGTAAACAATCGTCAGGTGTAAGGTTAAGTTGTGTATTTTTTTTCTTAAAATCGCGTTTAGACCGTGTGCTATATTCAATAGTTAACAATTCGTGTTCTTTTTTAGCAATTTCACTAACTAATTTATTAACATATTTCCACTGAATAGTATTTTGTTTATCAATAATGAATGTGTCTGGACGGTTTCCAATATGAGTACGATATACATCTAATATAAGTTGAATACCATGAGTGCGTATATTCATAGCTGGAAAATGTGGTAAAAAATCATTACCTAAAAAGAAGCATAAAAATATATAATCATAAATACGTTGTTGTGATGAATACATACAATTCATCTCGGTTAAAACCGATAAAGAGAGAGATCTCATATCTAAAAAGTAGGGCATATTAGTAGATGTTGTTTTATCAATAGGGAAATAATGTTTTAAAAACTCAGGTGCTTCTCTAAAAATATAGATATTATTACAATGTTGCAAATTAAAAATAGATAACATAATTAAGTCGGAGTCCAATCCATATAATGCAATATTTTCATTTAAACAGTGTTGTTCTCGTAGGTAATCAAATAATTTATGTTCTCCTTCCCCAGGTGAACCAGAGCCAGATACAATAATTTTAGAAACTTTATATTTCTGTTCCATATTTTCAAAAGCGTGTTGTACCCGTTTTGATAAATTTGTCATAAAGTTGGTACCAGGAGTAATAACAGATGTATCCCATTGTCTATCCTCAGTTTGTGATAAAATTTTTTTAGTAATTGCGGTTCTATTACGCCTGGTTCGTTGTTGTTCCATTTTAGCGAATGGGGCAACGCCATCAAATGCAATAAAAATAGTATTAGTAGGTTTAATAATAGATAAATAATTACTGATAGATTTGATAACACTATCTATAATTTGAGATTCATAATCATCAGGTACATTATGGTTGTAAGGTATTGTATGAACAGCATCATAAATAATAGAATTACAATCCATAAATAATGTTCCAAATTGTGTGCATGACAATTCTTTAAAACTACGTATAATATTAGAATAAGTTCTAATAATATGCGAGAAATAACTAGGAATTCCCATGATAGTACGCTATATACATACAACCAATGATTTTATATGGTTTACATGATGTAATAAAATAAATGTGAACAATACTGAAAAAAAAGTATATTCTATTATCATTATATATAATGAGCACCTTTAAAAAAGTAAATAGTTTTAATGTATTAAAAATGGATATGAATGATGTGTCTGCTGCACAAAGTGTGATACAATTTATAACAACAAAAATCGATTATATTAGAGAAATTATTCAAAACACGATATTATCAATAAAAAGCAACCATTTATTGGAAATATTTAGTGATAACGATGCAAAACTATCAATTCAAGTGTTAACAGAATTATTTTCTAAGAATGAAAAGTTGTTCCAAGATGTTCATAAACCGCATACATTAATGACATCAGATGAAATGATAACAACATTGCAGCAAATAATAGATAAATTGTCAGTAATAATATGTGGATTTGGTACAACCAATATAATAGATTTATTATTTATAAGTTTTGGTACAAAATTCAAAAGTATAACCCCAACCCGTGAATTAGTAAAAGCAAAATATGATTTAATTATAAAACATGTACGTCCAATTGGTTATAAATTGATTCATTGGAAACCAGGATATAATTATAATAATACCGACACAACAATATGTGATAATAAAAAGACCGATGAAATCGTAGATATATGTTCAGCATTATCATATGAATGTTTTGATATCGATTACGACTCTAAAACCTTATTTCAAAAAACAAACAGTATTCGTGTAATAATTCAGCACGAGCGTGGTAACAAAACGTTGGTAATCAATGGAATATTAGATGATATCCATTTAGAATGTATAAGTAATAAATATGTAGAACATAGATTATCATCATTATTTCAAATAGTAGAAACAACAACCGAATCTCACCATGATATACTAAAAAATATAATAGAAAATTTAACGTTAAAAGATATAATGGTATATGGAAACAATGATATAATAAAATGCGTGAATGATACAAACACTGCTGTTGCGAAATTAACACATACAAATATGGATATGGTAACCCAACAATTTCTTGAAATGGATATTTATGACCAACGCCATATGATATTAAATTTGTTATACTATAAAAACGACACAGACGTAGAGTATATGTGTTATTTATTATACGATTTATTAAATAGTGCATCAGGATATGGTTCAAATTATCAAGAAATGATATATAATAGTTTTCCATGGAAAATACGAAATCAAATGAAAGACATCGTAAAATACAATATAAATCATACACAAGAAATATTAAATAAATACGAAGGAAAAAAAATATCATTAGAACAACAAATATGTCTATTAAAAACATCAGATTCTGTAAAAGAGAAAGCAATAACAAAGTTGAAAGAATTAAAAGGGCGACCAGATGAGCTTGGTATAAAAATCAAACAATTTCTGGAAGGATTGGTGCGTATTCCATTTGGAATAAACAAAGAAGAACCCATATTATCTGTAATAAAAACATTGAATATAGAATTCAAACAAATTCAACAAAATGATTCAACCATCAATGAAGACTCCATAATGTGTAAAAAACAAATATATACTCTATTAGAAATATCAAAAATGTTAACAAATATAAAAATTCAAACAAAAAATCGTTTATTTCGGTTATTAAAAGAGAAAATCAGTCATATATCTGTTCAGGTTCTCAACTTGTTTATAAAAATGTTGTATTCAAATCCAGAAAAACAAAAGAGGTTATTAAAACAAAACAAATCAACAAAGGTTTCTACATTAATAGAATTATTTAACGACGAAAATATAATGACAGATGTAATAATAACGAAGTTGACGACAGAAATTTCTGTATATACTGAGCAACAACCTATATACCAGCAATGGAACAGTATTTGTAAATTAAATCAAGATATAACAAATTTCCACACAGACAGTGATAAGATAGAAGATGCATTAGAACATTCCATATATGGTCATAATCATGCAAAAAAGCAGATAATGAAAATAATAGGGCAATGGATGAACGGAAAACAGTCGGGTTACTGTTTTGGGTTTGAAGGTTCTCCAGGTATAGGCAAATGTTTCAAAAAAGACACACCAATTATGTTATCAAATGGAAAAATAAAAATGGTTCAAGATATTACCACAGAAGATAAATTAATGGGCGATGACAGTACACAACGGAATGTGTTAGCATTAGGTCGTGGTCGTGAGAAGATGTACCATATTAAACAGGTAAAGGGCGAAGATTATGTAGTGAATGAAAGTCATATACTTAGTCTTAAAATGACAAAACCACGGTCAAAGGGTGGGAAATACCAAACTATAATTGGTAAGCGATATTATAAAAATGATATTGTTGATATATGTATTAAAGATTATTTATCATTGCCCAAATACTTGAAAGGGTGTTTAAAAGGTTACAAAGTTGGGTTATATTTTAGAGAACAAGACGTTAGTTTGGAACCATATGCACTTGGTTATTGGTTGGGGGATGGAGATAAAACAACATTTAGACTAACTACAATCGAGAAGGAAGTAATTGAATATTTTACAGAATATGCGTGTAAATATAATCTACAATTAACTAAGAATGACATATCATATCATATTACAACCGGTAAAATGGGTGGTCGCGATTACAACAGAAATCCATTATTGAACATGCTAAAACAATATAATCTTATACATAACAAACACATACCAGAAGAATATAAAATAAACTCAAGAGAGAAGCGATTAGAATTATTAGCTGGATTAATTGACAGCGATGGTTATTATAGTCCAATAACGAATGCCCTTGAAATAACACAAAAGAATAAGACATTAGCAGATGATATATTATTTTTAGTTCGTTCTCTTGGAATGCGTGGAATGATGAAGGAATGTGAGAAATATTGTGTATACAAAGGTGAAAAGATATATGGGATATATCATAGAATAATAATAACGGGTAGTGGATTAGATGAAATCCCAGTAAAATGTCCACGAAAAAAGGCGAGAGAACATAAACAACTAAAGAATTGTTTAAATACAGGAATAAGTGTAATACCCATGGAAGAAGATGATTATTATGGGTTTCAGATAGACGGGAATTCCAGATTTGTATTAGGTGATTTAACTGTTACTCATAATACATCCCTCGCTAAGAAAGGATTAACAAACTGTTTAATAGATGTAAATGGTGAATCCCGTCCATTTGCATTTATAGCAATGGGCGGTTCAAGTAGTGGGTCAACATTAGAAGGACATGGATATACGTATGTAAATTCCACATGGGGACGAATAGTAGATATTTTGATGGATACCAAATGTATGAATCCAATAATATACATAGATGAATTGGATAAGGTAAGTAATACGGAAAATGGAAAAGAAATAATAGGAATTTTAACACATCTAATAGATCCAACCCAAAATGAATCATTTCAAGATAAATATTTCACTGGAATAGACATAGACATTTCCAACGTTCTGTTTATATTTTCATATAATGATGCAGACCTGATAGATAGAATTTTATTGGATCGTATACATCGTATCAAGTTTGAAAATTTAACATTAGATGATAAAATGGTAATTGTACGAAAATATATATTACCTGATATAAACAATAAAATGGGTTTTGATGAAACAGTTATAATGAGCGATGAAATAATAGAACATATAATAAACTATTATACGTCTGAACCAGGTGTACGTAAATTAAAAGAAATAATATTTGATTTATTTGGGGAAATTAACTTGGAATTATTAAAAACGAAATATACAACAGAAATTACTATACCAATAATGGTTACAGTTGATAATATCGAGAATAAGTATTTAACAAAATATAAAACAATAACCGAAAAAAAAATATACCAAGAGCCGAGAATAGGTATAATAAATGGTCTTTGGGCAAATATACTTGGAATGGGTGGTATAATTCCAATTCAAACATCTTTTTATCCATCTTCGGTATTTTTAGATTTACAATTAACTGGGCTACAGGGAGATGTAATGAAAGAAAGTATGAGTGTAGCAAAAACACTTGCATGGAGTTTGTCAGACGATACTATAAAACATGAGTTGTTAAAATATTTTGAATTAACAAAATGTCAAGGACTCCATATTCATTGTCCAGACGGAAGCATTTCAAAGGACGGACCATCAGCAGGAGCGGCAATAACAACAGCAATCTACAGTTTATTAAACAAAAAACATGTGAAAAATGATATAGCAATCACAGGAGAAATCAACTTAAGTGGTGAAATTACAGCGATAGGTGGTTTAGATATAAAAATAAGTAATGGAATACGAGCAGGTATAAAAACATTTTTATATCCCAAAGAAAATAATCGTGAATTTACAAAATGGCAAACTACAAATAAGAAGGAATATCCTGACATAACATTTATAGAGATATCAACAATTTCGCAAATATTCAACCATGTTTTCACAGATGATAATATCACAGTATAATATAAAATTTAGCAGAAATGAATTTAGATATTAATAATTTACGAGAACTTATATACATATTTGCCCCATTCATAATTGTTTGTTATTTTATACTATTATCAATAATAAATACTGACATGAAAGGTATTATTTATTTAATTGGATTAATAGCGTCAACAATGTTAACTATATTTATAGGAAACGGAATTGTAGGAAAACCAAATAGTACCAATAAAGATGTTTTATGCGACATAGTAACAATAAACCATATTGCAGGGATTTCAAATATACCAATAAGTTTAACAATATATTGTTTTACTCTTTCTTATCTTTTATTTACCATAATTTCGGTAAACATAACATATATATTCCGTTCAGTTGTTCCCGTCTTTGCACTTAGTGTATTAATTATACTGGATATCTTATGGATAACATCAAAGAATTGTTTTCAACAAAATCATATAATGGCGGCAGGTATGATATCAATACTATTAGGAATAGGGTGGGGGTTTGTCATAAACAAAATAAATAATAAATCTCTACAATATTTCACTGCCGACGATAGTGTATGTACTATGCCAAAAAACAGCACATTTAAAGTAAGTAACATTAGAAACACAAAATAGTTTTGGAACAAATATAATTACCAATATATAATTGTAATCTTAATCTATACAATTATATATAAGAATCAACATGGAAATGAATATTGCAACGTTTATGTATATTTTTTTACATTTGTGTCCATTAATCTTAGTCTGTTTTTTTACAATTTCCTCAATATTTGCCAACGATTTGAAAGGTATGGTATATTTAGTCGGGCTAATATTTAGTATAGCTGTTATTAGATTATTGAAAACTCCAATAGAATGGTTTTTAGATAAATTAGGATTGATGAATAACCACCCGAGGGAGGCAATATGTGACATTTTGCGATTTGGAAATATCGATTTATCAAGTTTATCAATTGGACAAATGATAATTGGATTTTCCTTTTTTTATTTACTTACAACAATGTTAACAGGAGAAGACTATCTGGTCTCAAGGAATTGGCCAACGATTACATTCTTTTCATTATTAATAGTCACAGAATTACTTGTAAATACAAATATTACCGAATTAAAAGAAAGAATTATAAATTGGTTGTCCGGTAAGGAATTTTTTACAAATAATGAACCATCTAAGTATTGTTATCATTGGATAACCAGTTTAATTACATATATTTTAGCGGGTAGCTTGGGTGTAGGTTATGCATTAATAATTTCTTCTTTTAACACCCCAGATTTACAATATTTCCCGAAATATAAAAATAACGAAAAATGTGAAAAAGTATCCAATAAAACATTTGCATGTAAGGTATTTAAAAAGGGAAGTCATGATTCAGATGCAATTTCATAATTCTACTGCAAATAATTCTTCCGGCAGCCCATGAAAATTCCGCCTATCATAGCAACAACCCATGAAACCGCCTTACACTGATAAAACTTTGAGTTGACGCTATTTCAAATGACCTCATTTTACATTTCAAAAATATGTATATTTGCATGTAACCAGTCCATAATATTTTTAGATGACCGCTTACGATGCATATCATCAGCTATCATTCGTACTGCGTGGTGTTCCATTCTATAATAATACAAAAAAAGGTTAGTAATGTTAATAATATTTGCTTTCGCATATTTTTCACGAAGCTCATCATATGAAAATTCCGGCTTATGTTTCCGTTTATTCACCATGGTATGAAAATTATAAAAAAACATAATTAAATCTTCTTTGCAAGTAATAGAGGTTGTATTCATTTTTTCAATATATTGTGTAGCATGTTGAGTACAAGATGGACAGGGTAAATTCTTACAAATATCTGTTGTTATCTTTAATACTTGTACTTTATTATCTGCAAAAAATTCAGGTTTTATTTTTTCTGCAAGTGTATGCAAAAAATACCAAGTGGGCGCTCCCCATAACATTTCATCTTTTGGTGGAGGTTTTGTAACGACAGTTTGTTGTATTTTTTGTTTATTTTGTGTATGTGAAATCGGTCGGTGAATAATATTCATCATTATATTCGGTATAGCCGTAGTTTTAGTAGGAATAGTTGTAGGTTTAACTATACTGCGAGGATTAGTAAAATGCATTTAAGTATTATAATAGATAAACATAAAAAATAAATCTCAATATACCGTATATGTCATCAAAAGAGGTTCTTATAAATACAATAAAATCTTGGGTAAAACTGGATAATGAAACCCGTTCATTAAAAAAAGAACAAAATATACGAAATACAGAAAAAAAGGAATTAACAAAAATTCTCATAGAGGTTATGAAATCCAATGAAATAGAATGTGTAGAAATTAAAGACGGACAATTGTGTTATTTACAGCAAAATGTAAAAAAACCGATAAATAAAAAAAATCTTCTTACAATATTATCTAAATATTATAAAGGAGATGTTGAAAAGGCTACCGAGATGACAGAATATATTTCAACAAATCGCGAAGAAGTAACAAAAGAAACGATTTCTCGTAAAATCATACCATAAATATGATTAGTTTATTTATCCTAATCCAAATGCAGGTATTGCAAAAACTCCGTCAGTATTTGTATATTTCGCAATAATCTTTGGGTTTTCAACTGCATTCATAATATCCTCGGTATTATATACATTTTTGTTGTTATCAATATAATAGACAATACCCATAATCTCCTTCGCAAATACATCAACATTTTTTGTAGAATCTGGTCTATTTACACCATTGCCTACATGAACAACTCCATGTGGAGTTCCCTTTGAATGTGTTCCACAATATTCACACCCGTCTTTACGTCTACGGGTACATTGTTCAGTATTAGCACGGAGTGCATTACATCTATTTGTTACAGGAATAGCATTTTTAATTCTTTTCCTTTTAATAAAATCGTCTTTAACCAATAATAATCGTTCAAAATCATATACATATTGCAATATATCATTTCTGTCTTCGTTTGCAAGACCTGTTGTTTTCTCGTTAATTTTATTACATATTTTTGTTTTTAAATCTCCAATGTATGTTTCAATCTTACTGTTAATTCGTCGCTCCATGATATATAATAATATATTATGAGGTTTTTATAAATCAATTTTTTAATATAATTAAACTAGTTACATGGCTCCGCTGTAACATACACCTTCTCACTTCTTGCATTTTTTGGTTCCCAATAAAAAACTGTAAAACAACATCCAAGGCAACATACAGCAGCAACATCATTGGGGTTATCCCAACCTTGATGTAGACACACTGTACACCCCGGTAATAGGAATTTCATAAAAAAGTTAGGTTCTGTATATTGTTGTTCAGTCCCCTTAATATATGCATTATAATAATAACCACTTCCTATCATACCAAGTATATCAACTAAAATAATCGGGATTTCTATTGCAGACATAAATCACAATGGTGTTAATATAACTAATCACAATAATCTTATATTCTTTACTTACATATATAAAAGTGATTGATACAAATTATACAACATTTGCAGCAACTGTGCTGGACGCACTATCTACATCACTAAATTCAACAACTTTATCTGCGTCAACATCATCAGACTTAACTGCTTTATCAGGGTCTACATCACTAAATTCAACAACTTTATCTGCGTCACCCCCATCATACCTAACTGCTTTATCAGGGTCTACATCATTATATTGAATACGTCTTGTCAAATATGCGGACAAGAAAATGTTCTTATCAGTTGCCGTGGTTGTTTGTGTATCATTTAATTTTAAAGCCATAAACAATCCATTTGTAATGAAAACAGTCAATGTTTTATCATCCAAGTAATTATTAAATACTACAGCTCCACTTAATATCATATTGATTAAATATCCAACCATAGCGATTTGTCCACTTCTTGCATAATACTTATCCCAAAACCAAATACTGTTTCTTTTTTCTTCAGGTAAACGAACCAATGCTTCACCAACTGCATCATTATCTCTTGGTAATTCAGGATTTATATGCAAATAATCAATCATTTTTGTTTCACGCATTATTTCTGCAAAATACATATGTAAAAAAAAGACAAAAACAATAATATTAAATGAAAATGCACTATTTTTTAATCCATCTTCTGTGTTAATATTATCACTAATCCCACAAATATGGTCTCCACATTTTTGTGGTACAAATAGAACCAAGAAAGAACCCATTAACGCTCTATAAAATTCTGTTATGAATGCAATATACATACCAACTTTTTGTTTGAAATCTTGGTCACTCATTGTTTCCGTAAGAGATTCCAAACATGTAAGTTTCTTTACTTCTTCGGTTATTTCTTTAGGTGCATCAATCATTTTAGAGACCTCAGTACTTTCTGTATTCATTACAGTTATATATTCAAATTATATTTTTATTTTAAGTATATACGAAAAATCACTAAATAGAACTTTTTTTTATCTTTGTATATAAATGTCAGCACGAAAATCCCCCCCCAAATCCAAATCTATTATTTCACGAACTCGAACTCCTTCAGCCGGAGTAGCCACCTTATCCGCTTTAACATATAAAACTTATGAACCATTAGAAACCGAAGAAAAAATTCAAAAACAACTTGATTTACAACGAAGAATAGAATGTAATAAAAAATATGAAGACGAAAAACAAGAAGAAAACAAAAATAAAGCCACTTGGACAGATGTTAACCCAATGAAACGAGTCTTAACTGTAAGAAAGTCTTTAAATAAATTAAACGGTGGACGAAAACGAAAGGGTACTAAGAAAAAAAGACATAATAAAACAAAAAAACAACGTAAGTGATAATATAAACATGGTTTCTAATAAAAATATTTAAATTTTTTATTAGAATTTGTAATTATACCGTTGGGATTTGAACTGTTCCATTTCAAGTTGCCAAGGGTTTAAAACATTTTATGTAATTTTGTAAAAATTTCAGCAGCAACGATACAGACCTCACGTAAATTTTGTGCAACCAGATTTTTATCAGTAGTTTGTGCATAGGCTACACGTATAATACTATCCGTATCATGAGGGTGGAATTTTTTAAATCCGCAAAAGGTCAATAATTTCTGGTCTATAAAATATTTCTCATACAAAATATATTCAAGAACCTTGCCAATTGTGTAATCTTCATTTTCAAGAACAATATCATACGAAAAATCCATGCTTGTTTCACTTAACTTAATCAATACCATATCGGAATCAATAGAATGAACCAAATCAGTTAATTTCTTATGCAATACTTCACACCCTTTCTTAACAATGTCTTTGTTCTCAAATACACCGACAGATTGGATAATAAAATCAAAACAGTCTTGTTTAAAATATCTATGTGCGTCTAACAAATAAAAGTTTTGTTTTTGTATATTCAATTCTTCTGTCGTTAAGCCATCTGCCCTAATTTTATTCTCATGGTCTTCCCATATAGTTTTTGCCTTTACAGAATCAAGTGTATTACCATAGGAGCATGTTGATACGACATTAAACATACTATTACTATTTGCAGCATGTAGTGAAAACTCTGCATTTAACTTAAGTTTTTCACCAGGAATAGTATTTCCAATTTTTGGTCGCAATCTGGCGAAATCAATATACATATTTGTACGTGAACATGGTGGGAAAATTTTCATTGTTTCATTTTTGGTTAAATAATTATCAGTATTCTTATTACGAATACGAAAGTCCTCTGTAGTAACATATTTCATTGTATCTGTATCATTTTCGGCATCAACCTCTAATACATAATTATCTGGCAAAATATCCAAATCTGTCATATGAACTGGAATGCAACTTAGTCTATGTTTTAAAATTTCATTATGTAATCTTGTTGTATTTGTATGAATAATACACTGTTTATCTTCGTATACTTCCGTATGAAACACTATCGTGGGAATATCATTGATGATAGTACGGCGTAATGCATTTGCTAAACTTACATTTATATTACTAAGTGTAAATTTAAATGTAGATTCATCGTTTATTATATTAGAAAGTGAAGGCTCCATTATCTATACAAAAGATATTATGTTTATATAACTTATATACATATATTCTCAATCAATTTTTCATAAATAGTTTACCGAACTAAAATATACATCTCAATAAATTCTGTTCTTTCTTCGACAGTTAATAAACCGAAAATAAATTTTATTTTTCGTGAAACAACCGCCTGCATTTCAGCCTGAGATGAATACCCTGTTAAAAACCCAACCAGTTGTTTATACAAATCTATATTATTATTATACTTATTAGAATAATGCCGTTTCCATATTTCAAAACAATTGGGTAATTCATTTATATCAATATTATTGATTTCTTCATAAACCAATAATGTATTGTATGAATGTATTAATTGAAATTCGCAAAACCTCATTAAATCGTATAATAATATTGAATCCGTGTATTGAACCCCATATGTGTTATCTAACAAATTCAAGTCAGTCTGGTATGTGCGAATATCTCGTAATAATTCTTTATTTTGCAATTGATATGTATATGGAATAATGCACCATAAACGTAAATCCAATGGTAATCTATGTATTCGCTGGGTTAATGTATTCATCTATATAATATTTACTGAAAACTTTATTTACATTTACATAATATAACGTTTTATGTTTTTTAGATACAGATTTAACACGCATATATAGTATCTGCAGATTTGTAAAGACTTATTGCACAAACATCAAGGCAACTAAACTAAAAAATAATATAATAGGAAACAATAAAACCAACCAAGCAATACTGGAGGCTCCTGCTCTACACATCAAATTCAATATCCATGTCCAGAATAGAATATAAATAAAATTAATGATAAAAACTGCAGTAACACTAGTCACGTCGCATTCATATGCGCCTAAACAAAAAACATTCACGTTGTTCAAGTTTTGAAGATACATTACGATTAATAGTATCATAGAAATCACCAAATACACATAAGATGGTGTACATAAATTTCTCAATCCAGCAATGGTCATTCTGTATAGATAATATAAAGAAAAAAATGTCTTTATAATAAATAATTGTCATTTGTGGGAAATACGTTTTCGTGTACAATTTCTTTTTC